TTTAACAATCATCGATGATAAAAAGCTTCAGTTTGGCACTAACACAGACGCTTATATCTCTTATAGAGAAACGTCAGATGATTTTATGGTTATCTCTGGATCCTCAAAGGGAATTGTATTATCAGGCTCTACTATTCAAATTGCTGGAACTCTCGAAGGCGCCTCGCCGCTTAAAATTGGCGGCGAACTACAATTTGTCGGCACCGGAGCAAACACTGGAATTAATTTAGGTCCAAATAAAGAAGCCAAACTTTTTTATGAGAGTACAGGAACAAACGCCTTAGTAATCTCTGGTTCTCATAACGGAACACACATGTCTGGATCCTTGGTAACAATTGATGGAAAATTAGGTGTTGGCGTCTATGGTGCCGATGTCACTGATGGCATCACATTGCCTAATACTAATACGCAGGCTGGCCAAATCAAAGCTAGCTCCTACCTGTCATATTCTTCTCGACGATATAAAAAAGATATTAAAAAATTAGAAAATCCCTTAGAAATAATTAATTCTCTTGAAGGTGTCTCTTATGAATGGAAAAATTCGGGAGCAAAAGATTTTGGATTTATCGCAGAAGATGTTGGTCAAATTCTTCCTGGTATTGTACAGTGGGAAGACAACGGAAAGGATGCTACTGGCATAGACTATAGTAGAATCGTGCCTTATCTAGTTGAAGCTGTGAAAGAGCAGCAGATCCAAATAGAAAAGTTAAATCAACAACTTATAAATAGATCTGAAGATACTGAAAAGAAATAAAAAAATATCTTTGCAGTGTAACGTTTTTTATATACCAAACCTTTTTTTAAAAAGTATTTATAGTGCCTGGATATTTGTATTCAGGTAATCATAAATAACATTTATAGGAGGGTTTATTTATGGCGAATTTCATTAAAATGTCAGGTTCAGTTCTGTCTGGTTCAGAGGCCGGATCTGGATACGCACTCGGTGTTTCCGAGTTTCAAATGCTTGATGCTCTAACTGCAGGTACAGTTACTGCAAGCAAATTAGTCGTTGTTGATTCCAACAAGGACATCAAAGAGTTCCGTAATCTTCGCGCGGTTCAACTTTCTGCTTCTACCAATATCGTTATTGGTGCAGCAGACATTAGCGAAGCAGACTTGGAGCAAATTGACGGCTTAACAGCTGGTACAGTTGCTGCAAGCAAAGCAGTCGTTGTTGACGCTAACAAAGACGCTTCTGGTTTCCGTAATGTTACAGCCACTGGTGCTTTCATCATCGGTAGTGCCAACATGGACGAGACTGATCTTGAGAAGCTTGACGGCATCACAAACGGTGCTGGTGCAGCGAACAAGGCACTTGTTTTAGATGCAAACGCTGATGTTGCTAGTGGTCTTCGCAGACTTGCTGCTGCACAGTCACTTGTTGCCGGCACTACAATTTCTGGTGCTGCTGGTATTTCTGGTGCTTCTCTTGATTGTGATGGTGATTTAACAGCTGGAACAATCACAATGACTGGCTACTCTGTCGACGCTGACGGTGACCTTAGCGCCAAGTCATTAGTTTCAACAAGCACAGTTAGTGGTGCTGCTGGTGTTTCTGGTGCTTCTCTTGCTGCTGACGGTAACGCTGTCCTCGGCGGTTCGGTTACAGCAGGAAGTTCTTTCATCATTGGCTCTGCTGATCTTAACGAGGTTGATATGGAGAAGCTCGACGGTATTACAAACGGTACTGTTGCTGCTAGCAAGGCAGTTGTTGTGGACGCGGACAAGGATGCTTCTGGCTTCCGTAATGTCACTGCAACAGGCGCGATCACTGCTGGAACTTCTTTCATCATTGGTTCTGCCGATCTTAATGAGACTGATCTTGAGAAGCTTGATGGTATCACAGATGGTACTGCCGCGGCAAGCAAAGCTTTGGTTTTGGATGCCAACAAAGATGCTTCTGGTATGCGCGATCTCTCGATGAGAAACGTTTCTGCTTCTGCAGATGTTCAGCTCGCAGGTGCAAGCAACATCACAGGCCCTGGTCTTTCATTATCAGTTGCAGACTTAGAGCAGCTTGATGACCTTACAGCTGGTACTGTTACTGCAAGCAAAGCAGTCGTTGTTGACTCCAACAAAGACATCGCTAGCTTCCGTCACCTTACTGCAGCAGGCGCAATTACTGCTGGAACTTCTTTCATCATTGGCTCTGCCGATCTTAATGAGGCTGATCTTGAGAAGCTTGATGGTATCACAGACGGTACTGGTGCAGCGAACAAAGCTTTGGTTTTGAGTGCTGCCTCAAAAATTAATAGTGGGCTTTCCGAGCTTACAGCATCAAGTGCTCTTATTTCGTCAGGAGTAATCCAAAGCGCAGGCGCTGCAGGTTTCGCAGGCGGATACGGCAGCACTGGTGTTTCCATCAATGCTGATGGTGACCTTTTTGTTAACGGCAATAGTACTCTTGATGGTACTTTAACAGTTGCTGGTGCTTACGGTAGCACAGGTGTTAGCATTTCTGCTGCTGGTAACCTCGATATGGATGGTAACTTAGCAGTTGGTGAAGATGATGATGGCTCTGATGTCAAATTCTTCGGTGACACAGCCGGTAGATACTTCCAGTGGGATGCATCCGCAGACGCAGTTGGAATTGGTAAGAATCCAGGCTCTGGCTACGCAATTGATGTTGCAACAGGACATGGTGACGTTCGTGCAGACGCATTTGTCACTTATTCTGATCGTACTCTCAAAACAAATATCCAGACAATGGATACTGCGTTAGAGAAAGTTATGAAGCTTGAGGCTGTTACCTACGACAAAGTTGCCACAGGTAAAAGCGAGATTGGCTTTATTGCTCAGGATGTCGCAAAGGTTGTTCCTGAGATTTGTGCTCTCGATGAAAACGGCGAAGGCCGCGGAATCGATTACTCAAGAATGTCGGCATTGCTTGCTGGCGCTCTTAAAGCACAGCAGGAGCAGATTGCTCAGCTCAAAGAGATTGTTGCTAAACTACAGAAGTAATTCTGTTTTAATTTCGGTTAATTTACATTAGTCGATCAGGCCCCATCTATATTATAGGTGGGGCCTTGCTTTTGTACTATTTACTAAGCAATGTTAAAATCACGTAAATTTAGAAAAATCATACTTAAATCTGAAGTTGCACTAATCGAAGAAGAAGAGTTTGAAGATAAGTTTAATATGTTTGGGTCAGAGTTTGATCAGGATTTTCAACAGGAAATAGCTTTTCTTAAAGAAAAAGAAAAACCAAAATCTAAAGATAAAATAGAACAAACAATAGAAGATGAAGAAAATGAAATACCGCAAAAAGTTTCATATGAATTTTTAAAAAGTCTCCATAGAGAACTAGCTAGAATACTACATCCAGATCTTAACAAGGGTGCAGATGACAATGAATTTAAAAAAATGCAAAATGCTTATGAATCTGGCAATGCAGCTATCTTAGTATCGATGGCTGCTGATTATAACATTGAAATTGACTTTAAAGAAGAAGACTTAGATAAAATAGAGCAGCAAATTGAATTAAAGAATCAAAAGATCAAGAAAGGAAAATCTAGTTGCCGATGGGTCTGGTGCTCATCAGATAAAAATGATGTTATTAGAAGTATGATAAGAAGCTCTTTAGGAATTGATGAAGAAGAGTTTCAAGAATGGTTAACAAAAAATAATAAATAGGATATAATATGTCAATGGATAAAGACTGGGATCACATAGCAAGAATCGAAAAGGCTATAAATCAAAAATATGGCAAAGAAGCGATTATAAATCCTGCCTCGGAATGGTCCGAGGAAAAAGAAAAAGATTATATTGAGCAACTCAAAGAAATGAGCGACAAGCAGTATACTCTAGACGAGCAACAAGAGAAGGTTGAAGCTGATGGGTTTTTAATCAATAAAAAACTACTTACTAGAGAAACTACAATTTTAAATTGTGCAGTTTGTAAAAAAAGATTAAAAACAGCTAAAGACGATATATACAATAGTAAGTTTGAATGCTGTCATAAATGCTACATAAAATATGTTGAAGATAGAGAAGAACGCTGGCTAAACGGCTGGAGACCAGGAGATAATTAAATGTCACAGAAAGATTTAGATGTTGTTAGGGGAATCATGCAGGCAGCTGCAGATTCATACGATGGTGCCCTTGATGAAAAAGGTGAACCAATCAAGATTGGTCTCAAAAGAGATGAAGGTCATCCGGTGCTAGACACTAGAGTGATGGATGGATTCAAATGTCAAGTTGACGGTGCGAAACTGATTGTTAAATACCAGTCGGATATCCGCCTTAAAGATGTCTACAGTGGAAATTTTGAAAATGAACTTGAGCAAACATTTAAGGACATTGCTAAACACCTTAGAAAACAGTACAAAAAAATCACAGGAAATGCCTTAACTTTAAAAGCTGACGGCGAGTGTGACGCATTGGTTCAGTCTACCAGTCGTGTAAGAGTTTTTGTTTTGGCTACCAAGATATACACTATCGGAAACTTGAAAGATGTTGAGAATCGTCTTGAACCAAGCGAAGATAGCCTAGATCAAAACTTCAAGAAGTTCCTAACTCAGAAAGGTTAAATGTCTTATAAATTAACCAGAGAACAGATTTTAAAAGAAATCGTAAAGTCTGGTAAAGACCCTGCATATTTTATTAATAATTACGCTAGGATTTCACATCCACAGCACGGTCTGATACCATTTAACACATATGATTTTCAAACAGACCTAGTAGGTAGCTTTAACGATTATCGTTTCAATGTAATTTTAAAAGCCCGCCAGCTAGGCATATCAACAATTACGGCAGCTTACGTTGCGTGGATGATGCTTTTTCACAAGGAAAAGAACGTTCTTGTTATCGCCACACAGTTCAAGACAGCATCTAATCTTGTTAAAAAAGTAAAAGCGATACATAAGAATCTTCCAAGCTGGCTTCGGATTGCTGAGATCTCAATTGATAATAGAACTTCATTTGAACTAACTAACGGATCTCAAATCAAAGCAACATCAACTTCTGCTGACGCCGGTCGTTCTGAAGCTCTTTCCTTGCTTGTAATTGACGAGGCCGCTCATATTGACGGATTAGGAGAGCTTTGGACAGGCTTGTATCCAACACTTTCAACTGGTGGCCGCTGCATTGCTCTCTCAACCCCCAATGGTGTTGGAAACTGGTTTCATCAGACCTGTATTGACGCAGAGCAAGAAAACAATGATTTCTTCTTGACAACTCTTAAGTGGGATGTTCATCCTGATAGAGATGAAGAGTGGTTCGAGAAAGAAACCAAGAATATGTCACGGCGCCAGATAGCACAGGAGCTTGAGTGTAACTTCAATATGTCTGGCGAGACTGTGTTTCACACGGATGATATGAAAATTATTGAAGAAGGCGTAAAAGAACCTGAATACAAAACAGGATTTGACCGCAACTTCTGGGTTTGGGAAAAGTACCAACCGGGAGCGACATATCTTCTATCGGCAGATGTTGCCCGAGGCGATGGAAAAGACTACTCTTCTTTCCATATATTCAAAGTTGAAACAATGGAGATCGTAGGAGAGTACCAAGGAAAAGCAACACCAGATTTATTTGCGAATATGTTAAACGAAGTTGGAAAAGAATATGGAAACTGTATGGTTGTTGTTGAGAACAACACAGTAGGGTGGACAGTTCTTGATAAGTTACAAGAATTTTCCTACCCAAATATTTTTTATTCTTACAAGTCCAGCCACGAATATGTTGATCCTTTGATAGGTGAAAGAAGCAATTCTGCTGTAATGGGCTTTTCAATGACTTCAAAAACACGCCCATTAGTTATTGCCAAATTAGAAGAATTCGTTAGAAATAAACTAGTTACGATATATTCAACGAGAACTTACAATGAGATGAAAACATTTGTTTGGCACAGTGGCAGACCACAGGCTATGCGAGGATACAATGATGACCTTGTTATGGCGTTTGCGATTGGATGTTGGGTTAAAGACATAGCGTTTGAGGTAAATCAGAGAGATATGGAATATAAAAAAGCTTTCTTAAATTGCATGAAAAAATCTGATACAATCATAAACACTAGAATCCGTGGACAACACGGATATAAAGAAATCATTAGAGATGATGAAAAAAGAAAATATCTAGATCACGTATGGCTTCTTAAAGGATAAATATAAATGGCTAATAGAAATTCAAATCCAAACAATTCTCAACACGAGCTTTTTAGAAAACTTACTAAATTGTTCTCTGGGCCTATAACAAATTATAAGCAACAGAACCAGAGAAGCCACAGAAGAATACAGTTAGATAAATATGCTACTAAGTTTAAATCGAGCAGTGGTCAGACATTTAAGAAGTCAGAGTATAATAATAGAGGAAATTACACTGCAAATTATCTTTCAAATCAAAATCGCGCTGAGAGATATATTGATTTTGACCAAATGGAGTTTATGCCTGAGATTGCCTCTGCTATGGATATTTATGCTGACGAGATCACAACATCTACGGAAATGACTCCTCTTTTAAAAATCAAAACACACGATGAAGAGATAAAATTAGAATTAGATAATCTATTTCACAACATTTTAAACGTTGAATTCAATATATTTGGCTGGGCCCGCTCGCTTTGTAAATTTGGAGATTTCTTTCTTTATTTGGATATTGATGAGGGAGACGGAATTAAATATGCGATTGGTCTTCCTGCGAGTGAAGTAGAAAGATTAGAAGGCGAAGATGAAAATAATCCAAATTATGTTCAGTATCAGTGGAACTCAGCTGGCCTAACATTAGAAAACTGGCAGATGGCACATTTTAGAATTCTTGGAAACGATAAGTATGCTCCTTACGGTACTTCGGTACTGGAGCCAGCCCGTCGTATTTGGCGCCAATTAACCTTGTTAGAAGATGCAATGATGGCCTACCGTATTGTAAGATCACCAGAAAGAAGAGTTTTTTACGTTGACGTAGGTAATATTCCACCACAAGATGTTGAACAATACGTTCAGCGTGTAATGACGCAGATGAAAAGAAATCAAATTGTTGATGATTCAACAGGTCGCGTCGACCTTCGTTATAATCCAATGTCCGTAGAGGAAGATTATTTTATTCCTGTTAGAGGCGGCGAATCAACAAAGGTTGAGAGCCTTGCCGGCGGACAGTTTACTGGCGATATTGATGATGTCAAGTATTTGAGAGAGAAATTGTTTGCCGCGCTTAAAGTGCCTCCTTCCTACTTAACAAACGCCGAAGGGGCATCGGAAGATAAAACTACTTTAGCTCAAAAAGATATTCGCTTTGCAAGAACAGTCCAAAGGTTGCAACGAGCAATTGTTGCTGAGCTTGAAAAGATTGCAGTTGTTCATCTTTTCACTAGAGGCTATCGCGGCAAAGACCTGACGTCTTTTAAGATTAGCCTAAATAACCCATCTAAGTTAGCACAGTTACAAGAGCTTGAGCATTGGAGAACAAAGTTTGATGTTGCTTCTGCCGCAACAGAAGGTTTCTTTAGTAAACGTTGGATTGCTCACAACATTTTCAATGTTTCCGAGGAAGAGCTAGCACGAATTCAAAAAGAAATGTATCACGACAAAAGATATGCCGCATCTCTTGAGAAAGCAGCAGAAGAAATTACTGCCGCAGGCGAAGATGCTGGTGGCTTAGGCGGTGACCTAGGCGGCGGCGGAGGCGCTCTTGGAGGCAACCTCGGCGGTGATCTTGGGGGTGACTTAGGAGGAGATCTTGAAGGTGATTTAGGCGGAGATACAGACACTCCAACAGATGATACACCTGCTCCTGAAGATGCTGCTCCAGCAGGCGACGATTCGGCACTCCTAGCTGCTCCTGGAAAAAGAGATGTTAGAGAGTATGAGAAATCATCATATATTCCGGTTAAAAATGACGAAAGAAAGAAAAAAGGACCATATAGAAGACACATTAGATCCAGCACTGCGTCAGAAGATAAAGGTTCTTCTATGAGAAAAATGTTCCCCGGCATAGAAATTAATAAGTTATCTTATGGGGTAACTGAAAGTATTGATTCTAATTATAATGATGAAGAGAAGAAATTATTTGAAGTAAATGCTGATATAAAGAACTTAATAACTCTTTTGGAGTCTAAAAATGAAGCTTAAACATAACAAAAAAAGAAATACTGCGTTTTTATTTGAAATATTAGTAAGAGAATTAACACTAGCATCAATTAAAACAAATGAAAATCGCAAAAAACAAATTATTAATATTTTGAAAGAGTTTTTTCACAAGACTAGTGTGCTTGATAAAGAGCTAGATCTCTACAAAACTTTAACAAAAACTTCCGAACTAGATTCTGTGATCGCTGAAAAAGTTTTATCTGAAGCAAAAAACAGGCACAGTAGGTTAGATAAAAAGAAAATCTTTGATACGCAAACGAAGCTTATAAAAAAGATTAATTCACACCTCGGTCAAGATGTTTTTGAGACATTCATACCTGATTATAAAAACTTTGCTACCACATATCAAGTTTTTTATGAGAATGTCAACGTTACGAAACAAGTAAAACTTGAACAACAAATTCTAAAAAGACTTCAGTCAACAGAGAAAGTAATAAAAGAACAGAAATATAAGCCTGTTAGCAAATTAGCATTCAAAACTTTCTATGATAAATTTAATGAAACATATGGCAACAATTTATTGAATGAGCAAAAAGAATTAATTAAGCACTATGTTTCATCTTATGAGAAAGATGATTTAGAGTTTAAGGTATTCTTGAACGAAGAGATCGGCAGACTAAAAACTAGTCTTTTAAATGCCACCAAAGATAATACTAATAATACTGTGGTAGAGAAAAGAGATCAGATTATTAGTGTTTTAGAATCTTTTTCAAAAAAACAGGTAAGTAAAGATGTACTAGAGAAAATTTTAAAAGTGCAGCAATTAACAGAAGAGATGATTAAAGATGGCAATTAATATTAAAATAAGTCAAGATAAGCCTGAGCCTATAAAGGTTATTATTAAGCCTAACAAGGTTGAGGAAACAATTCAACTTCAAGCGCGCAAGAGTCTTGGAGGCGATATTATGATCTATGATCACGACGATATTGATATTGTCATCATGCCTGGAAAAAAGAAAATTTTAACTTTTGCAAAAGAATATTATGGCGATCACGTTTTTGAAGCACAGAATAGATTTTTTAAATTTCTAATGAAACGTGGCGTTATTGATTACGACTCCGTGCAAGGTGGAAATGTTTTTAGTTCTATGGAAGCCAAAATCCAAGAATCAAAAGAGTACAATGAAGTTCAGCACACATTGTTAGCAGTTTCGAGATTTATGGATGATGAACGTCCTCTAATGGAGTTCGAGAAAGCATTCGATGATCAAGAAGAAGCTAGACTTAACGAGCCGCCTCCGGGCGAGTATACGGAATGGGATCCGGAAAAATACCATTCAGAGAAGAAGGGCTCTATCAACAGAGGCCAGATGCCTTTTGGTATGAGCACGGCCGCAGTCTATCGCTTAGAGGAATAATGGAAACTTTACATTTTATTCTTTGCGCTTACGGAATGACATTTATTTTAATCTATGGATCAATATTTAATAAGATCCGACCAACTAAAGGTAAGTTAGGAGAATTATTCCATTGTCCTCTTTGTTTGGGCTTTTGGGTTGGCATAGTTTTATGGGCTTTAAATGGGTGTACGGAACTATTTAGTTTTGATTACAATTTAGTCACAGCATTTTTATGCGGCTGCTTGTCTGCCGGAACTTCGTACTTTCTTAGTACATTGTTGAAAGACTTTGGAATAAACTTAAATTTAAGGACAGAAAAATGAAAAGACGCAATTTAGCAGAAACTAGAAGATGCTGCGCAGGTAGCACAATCACGCGAGGGTGAGCCTCGCTAGGGAATAAAAATGAAAAAGAAAAAACAAGGTAAAAAAATGACCTTTGGCGCCAGCGGTAAAATAGGAAATGTTTGCCCGAAAGTTCCAGGTAATTTTGGCATGACCAAAGGAAAAAAATAAATGACTGCAAAACTACTACAAGAATACTTTGAACTTTGCCCCGATGGCCAGTGCGCTTTTGACGTCTTAACAGAATCAGAGCGTAAGCGCGTTGCTAACGACGGAGCAGTTTATCTTGTAGGCGTTTGTCAAAGAGCCGGAACAAAAAACGGTAATGGTAGAATTTACAGAAAAGAAACTCTTCAGAGAGAAGTGGAAAATTATCAGAAGGCAATTAGAGAGAGAAGATCGCTTGGAGAACTTGATCACCCGGATGATAGTGTAATCAACCTTAAAAATGCTGCCCATTTAGTCTCAAAGATGTGGTGGGATGGCGATAATGTAATGGGTAAAATTGAAGTACTAGATACTCCTTCTGGTAGAATCCTCAAGGATTTGATCAAAGCAGGCGTTAAGCTTGGTATTTCTTCACGAGGCCTCGGCACTGTAAAAGAAGCCCAAGGCGTTGTAATGGTAGAAGATGATTTTCAGTTGATTTGCTTTGATATTGTGTCAGAGCCCTCAACACCCGGTGCCTATTTAGCGCCAAAAGCCGGCGTATCAGTATCAACTCCACAAATGGATGCTGGGATCAACGCTTATTTAAATGAGAATAAAGAAAAAACAAACTTGGATAATCTTATTCAAGATATTTTAAAGGATTAATATTATGAAAATTACAAAAGAACATTTAAGGCAAATCATTAAAGAAGAAGTTGAGGCTGCTCTTAGCGAAGAAGATACAATTTCTGAGATATTTGGTATGAAAAACAAGAAAGCGGCCCGGGCCATTGAAAGAATGAAAAATAAGATTGGCGATGCCGAAGAAGAGCTTGTTTATATGAAAGGCCGAGTAGAAAAAGTCAAATATCAGACGATGCTAAATAGACTAGCAGATGAGATAGGTTTTTTTCGCAAACAGACTGAACTGAGCGCATTTGAAGGAATGAATGACAATCAGAAAACAGAAGCGAAACTTCTTATCGATAAAGCGCACAGGCTCTTTGATAAGATTAAAAGTATTCGAGATGAGGCGCCAGAATAACTTGAATAATCTTATTCAAGATATTTTAAAAGATTGATTATGAAAAAAAATGAATTAAAAACAATGCTTAAACCTCTTATTAAAGAGTGTATTAAAGAATGCATCTTTGAAGAGGGCGTTCTGTCTGGAATTATTACAGAAGTTGCTAAGGGAATGGCTAATCAACGAATTGTTGCCGAGGGTTTAACCATTGAAAGCAAATCAAATACTCCTGATCCAAAAGAACTTGAGAGAAAAGCAGAAGCTTTGGAAGTTCAAAGACAAGAGAAAATCAAAAGATTAAATGAAAAAATGTCTTTTGGTGGAGTAGATGTATTTGAGGGCACGAAAGAAATTATCCCTGAAGGAAACCAGCACAGTGCTTTAGCTGGTACAGATCCTAGTGATTCTGGAGTCGATATATCAGGGATTATGAAAATTGCTAATGGCAAATGGAAACATTTAATTTAAAGGATTAAAAATGGCTGAGAAAACTGTTAATGTAGTGGTAAACGTAAGGCAAACAAAAGGTGATCCTTATCGCCTAATTAAAAAGTTTACTAAAAAAGTTAAAAAAGAACGCATACTTGAGGACTATTTATCTAGACGATATTATGAGAAGCCCTCAGCGAAGAGAAGAAGAGAGAAAGCGAAAAAGCTTCGTAACGCTCAAAAAGCCGAGGCAGCAAGAAACAAAAAACTAGACATAAGGTAGGTAACTAAAATGGCAGTAGATCCAAAAACAAATCAACCAATATACCCTGGAGTTCCTGGGGTAGGCTTAAATCATGCGGGCTCATATCAGGCGTCAGGCGCCCCCTATCTTACAGCGTCGCTGCTGATTGCAACGAATACTAAAGGATCAGTGGCTAGATTTGATTTTCCACGAGTTGCAAAATCTGTAACTGTTAAAGTAATTACCGCAGACCAAGTTGGAGGCGAGGGCCTGCTAAGTGATTCTGTTGTAGTTTTTTTCGGTGAGCCAAGAGATACGGGCGGAACTATGAGAATTGGTAAAGATGTATATTCCACCAATGGTACAAACGCTCCACTACAGTTTACACAAAGACATGGCTATACTTTAAGATTAGTTAGTGGCTCTGCAAATGGAATGATATCCGGCGAAGAAAAAACATTTAATGTTAAGACTGATCATGTTAATATCGCTGTTAACGGAATCGGTGGCCATGCCACGGGATCTTTTCAAATATACGCAGAATTAACAAATATCCCCGCAGGTCGAATGCCTAACGATTATATTTCTGGCTCTGGTGTGAATACACTATAAAAAGTACTTTTGTCATTTAGGTGATATATATACTATTTATTCTAGAAACTTAAGCTTAAGGAGTTTACAAATGTCAAATTTGCTTGATCAGGCTATTATAGATGCCGAGGCACTTAAAGAAGTAGCTAAGAAAAACGCAGAAGCTACAATTCTGGAGAAATTTTCAGACCAAATTAAAGAAGCTGTTGAGCAGATTCTTGACGAACAGCCCGAAGACGAGGGCGCAGAAGAAATGGAGGCTGCAGAATTAGAAGGTGGTGATGTTTTAGATCAGCTTGAGCCTGCTTCGGCCGAAGGTGTTGAAATGTGCGCCTGTCCAGATATAAAAGACAATGTTAGTGTAACAGTTGATCTTCCGTCTTTAGAGGCAGAATTAGACGGTATGCCTTCTCCGGAAGAATCTGAGAAAGTTGCTGATGCAGATATGGCCGGCGCCGCAGAAGACGATCTAGAGCTTCCTTCCCTTGAAGATTCCCTTGAAGAGGAATTTGAAATTGATGAGAGTTCTTTACAAGAATTTGTCTTTGAGTCTGCTGAGCCAAGCACAGAGCTAAACTTAGAAGAAGAACTTCTTGAAGAATTAATGGGAATGCTTGAGGAAGATGCGCCTGCAGCAGATGACGCTGTAATGGGCGCCTTTGACGAAAAAGCAGAGGCAGAAGAGCGCGCCGCCTCAACGCCACAAGACGCACCTTACGAATTAGAGGAATCTGTCGATACCGAGGAAGAGGTTGTTGAAGAAGCCTTAACAGTTGATATTGATCCTCTTAATTCCTTGCAGTCCGGTCACGGCCCAGCACCCAACGCTGTTTTTGAGTTAGCAGAAGAGCAATTGCTAGCAATGCTTCAAGACTCCGAGAACAAAGAAAAGCACGAGGCAATGCAAAAAGCCTTGAAAGATTTACAAGAGTCAAACGGTAGACTTGCGACAGATTTAGAAAAGCTATCGTCTGATAAGAAAGAATTAATTAAGATTGTTAGTAAGGTAAAGAATAGACTAGAAGAGTCAAACCTTACTAATGCTAAACTATTATATACAAACAAAGTTTTGATGAGCGACTCCCTGAATGAGCGACAAAGAAATAAAATTGTCGAAGCTTTATCAAACTCTGAAAGTGTTGAAGAAGCAAAAGTAATTTACGAAACACTTCAAAGCGCAACGGGCAGCACCATTGAAAATAAGAAGCCAGAATCGTTGAGCGAAGCAATGAATAAAACTACTTCAACACTAATACTTTCTCATCGTAAACGCGATAGAGAAAAAACAACTCAAGATGATTCATCTTTAACAAGGTGGAAAATCTTGGCTGGCTTAAATAATAAATAATATAAGGAGATTTTAACATGTCAGTTTTAGAAAAATTAACAGAAGGCATCGTTGAGAGATCGCTTAAGAACGAAGGTGCTGCTCTTTTAGAAAAGTGGGAGCGCACAGGACTTCTTGAGGGTCTTGAGAACGATCATACAAAGAATGGAATGGCTCGCTTGCTCGAAAACCAAGCAGCACAGCTCCTCAAAGAGGCTTCCTCAATGGCAGCCGGCGACGTCCAGGGTTTTGCATCCGTTGCTTTCCCTCTCGTCCGCAGAGTTTTCGGTGGTCTTATCGCAAACGATCTCGTTTCGGTTCAACCAATGAGCCTCCCTTCGGGACTCATCTTCTTCCTTGACTTTACTTACACAGACGGCCGCGCCGGCATCACAGCTGGTCAGTCCATCTACGGTGGTGGAGTCGTTGCTAGTCAGTTGACTGGTGGTGTCAGCGACATCTCTGAAGAGGGCGGTGGTTTCTACAACCTTCAGAGTGGTTATACTTCGCCGACAGGCTCGGTTGCAGCTGCAGCCACAATGGCCTCCGGTCCTACAGCCAAGTCCGCAGGAATTGCTCCAGTTTCCGGTGCAGTTACTATTGCACAGATCAACAGCACAGCTGTGATGACTGCAGCTCAGAGGCAGTCACAGCTCAAGGGTCTTCGTTATGATCCTGATCTTCTTGCAGATAGCACAAACTCGTTCTTACAGGTCACAATGAGTGTTCCTGGTGGCTCGACGGACACCGCTGGCCCACTTAATCGTAAGAACTTGATTGCAATTGATCTTAATGGCGTGACTGGTTTCAACGGTGGCTTGAACACTGCTGCGAACACTAGTGTTAGCCTTGTTCGTCGTTTGACAACACTTCAGAAAGACTCTGCAGGCGTGGAGAAGTTGGTTCTTACACTTAAGGCAGCTAGCTTTCCCAAGGGCTCTGGTTCTATTGCTCTTACTTACCCTGTTGCTGATGAGTTTGAGCAGGCTGGCCCAGTTGGTGCTGTTGTTGGTGACGTGTTCCCCCTTGAGGGCGCAGGCGCAGCTGCTGCATCGTTTGATGGCAATGAGCGTGGTCAGATTCCTGAGATCGACATCAAGGTCGACTCGATTGCTGTTACCGCAATGACTAAAAAGCTCAAGGCTAAGTGGACTCCGGAATTAGGTCAAGACCTTAACGCTTACCACAACCTTGACGCAGAGGTCGAGCTTACTCAGATTCTTTCTGAGCAGATCGCTCTTGAGATTGACCGTGAGATCGTTAACGACCTTATCCAGGAAGCAACTGCTGGTACTTACTACTGGTCCCGCAGCCCTGGTCTTTTTGTTGATCGTTTGACCGGCGCCGAAGTTGGTGCTAGCGCAGCTGCTCCAGACTTCACCGGCACTGTCAGCGAGTGGTACGAGACTCTTGTCGAGACCATTAATGACGTTTCCGCTCAGATCCACAGAAAGACTCTCCGTGGTGGTGCTAACTTCTTGGTTACTTCTCCAGAAGTTGCAAACATCCTTGAGTTTACTGCTGGTTTCCGTGCTAACGTCACTGCTGATGCAGATCGTGGTACAGTTGGCGCAGTCAACGTTGGTTCAATTTCGAAGAAGTTTGACCTCTACGTTGATCCTTACTTCCCCCGTAACGTTGTTTTGGTTGGTCGTAAGGGCGGCAGCTTCCTTGAGAGTGGTTATGTGTACGCTCCGTATGTGCCTCTCCAGGTTACCCCGACAATCTTCGGTACTGAAGACTTCGTGCCCCGTAAGGGCGTGATGACTCGCTACGCGAAGAAGATGGTCCGTCCAGATATGTACGGTCTTGTCGTTTGTCGCGGACTTCTTGGTGAGTCTGGCGCTTAATAACAAATAGCGTAATTCGAGATGCCCCGTCTAGTTTTCTAGACGGGGTTTTTTTATTTAAAATACTGACGAGCATGTAAGATTACTACTTATAGTACGGGCCGAAAGGCTTTATGACATGATTACAAATGGAGGGTCATAAAATGGCAAAAAGAATAGGACTTAATAGAGTTCACGAGTTAATTGAGAACCTAAAAAGAGAAATTAAACTAAATGGAGCTACTTTTACGGGTGGAGACAGAGGAGTAAAACACATTGCGACTGGCGGCGCAGGTACAACTACGTTAAATGTAGAAGATTCGGGAAAACTTATTTTGGTTGATGGGAGTGTATCGGGAAATCATACAATTAATTTACCCGCACCAACTTTATCAAGCGGCTTGGAATTCATTCTGATTCTTAAAAATGATAGCCATGGTAGTACTGAAATCTTGCTAGACTCTTTAGTATCGGGAGGTATTAAAGGGATGTTAAAGGTATTAGCAGCCAGTGGAATTGCAAATGTTCTTAACCATGCAAATCAAAAATTAGGTTTTGGTGACGCAGCTAAGATTGGTAGCAGAATTCATCTTATTTCGGATGGAAGCGTTTATCACGTATTGGACGCTACTTCTGACGTTACACATATTACAGCGTTTACTGCTTAAAATTAATGTTCAAAATTCAAAAAAATCTCAAAAGTTGAGGTGGCCAAATTTTTTTTTCGCCCAATTTTTGAGATTTTGTTTTTTTTGCTTTATTTTACTAATTATTAATTGATAAGGAGACCTATCATGGGTAGAAAGAAAAAAAGAATGAAGTTGGCGCTTAGACAAGCCCTTGGAAATAAAACAGAAGTTGCGGCGGAAGAACTGGCGCCAGCACCTCAAGTTACTCCTGAGCCAGAGCCTGTTCCCGAACCAAAAGCAGCACCAAAGGTAAAAAAAACAGTTGCGGCAGAAAGAAGTGCACCGGCACCTGCAAAAAAAGCTGTAAAAAAGAAAGTTCCTTCAAGATCGTCGGCCAAGAAAACAACTAAAAAGTCTTAATACTGTTTTTGGCATACTATTTACATAGTAAGCTTTGGAGATCAAATGAATGGCTGTACCTACACTAACACCAACACAAACAACACCGGCAATTGTTTTGCCGGAAACGGGATCTCTAACAACAGCAGCCGCTGCAGCTAGTTATCCATATGGCATTTACGTAGGCAACACAGACTTTGTTTCCGGCGCCGTCGATCAAGTTAATTACACTTACAGAAAATTAGGTGGCGATGTTCTTGATATTGAACTTACACAGAAGAATATTTTTGCTGCGTATGAAGAAGCAGTTCTAGAATACTCTTATTTGGTTAATATCCATCAGGCAAAAAATGCTTTAGCATCCGGTCTAGGCGCCCTCACGGGTACTTTTGATCATGATGGTGAGATCAAAGAGGCCTCCGTTGCGCAGGTAAGCGCTAGTTTAAGATATCCAAAATTTGATTTTGGCTATGTGCGACGCGTCTCAGACAAAACAATTACTGAAACTGGCCTCGGCGGTACGGAACCAATATATTCTGCATCGCTGCCTGTTGTTAACGGTAAACAAGATTATGATTTACAAAAGATAATTAACTCGTCTTCTGTAAACGATACAAGCTCCTCATTCTACGGCAAAATTGGTGAAAATAGAGTAACAATCCGGCGCGTATTTTATAAAACTCCGCATGCGATGTGGAGATTTTTTGGATATTATGGTGGAATTAATGCTATTGGTAACCTTTCTACATATGGTATGTACGCTGATGACTCTACTTTTGAAGTTATACCGCCATGGCAAAATAAGCTGCAGTCAATGGCTTACGAAGATGCAATCTATACGAGAAATTCTCATTACTCCTACGAGATTAAGAACAATAAATTAAGAATTTTCCCCCGCCCGGGCGACCATTCACCAGATAGTTTTTGGGTTGAGTTTACTGTTAAGACGGACCCTTGGTCAGAGGCCTCTGGAAGCTTAGATACTGGCATGCGCGGCGCTAATAATATGAATACGCTGCCATTTGCGAATATTCCCTATAAAAATATCAACTCTATAGGTAAACAATGGATCAGAAGGTTTGCTTTAGCTATAGCAAAAGAGATGCTAGCTCAAATCAGAGGAAAATTCACTACAATCCCTATTCCTGGCCAGTCCGTCACTTTAAATGCTACAGATCTAGCTTCGCAAGCAAAAGATGAGCAAGAAAAACTAAGAGAAGAGCTAAAAACTGTGTTATCAGAGATGACCTACGCCAAAATTGCCGAAGAAGAGACAAATTTGGTCAAATCAGCTACTGAAATTCTTAAAACTATACCCTATGGCGTATATGTGGGGTAATTAAATGGCTGATAATAAATGGGAACAACCAACAGCGCCTCCGCCGCCACTTTTTCTAAATAAAAAAGAAAGAGACCTCGTAAAACAGGTAAATGATGAACTTGTTGAGAGAATCATTGGCCAACAAATCCTCTATTATGCTATTGACATAAGAAATACAAATTTTCATCCATTGTACGGCGAGGCAGTAGAAAAAACATTTTTGCCGCCAGTTAGAGTATTTGCTTTGATTGATTGGGAAGGTTTAAAAACTGAAACAGATAAATATGGCCTGGATGTTGTCACATCAGTGACTGTGCATTTTCATAAAAGAAGAATAACTGAGGATCAGAATATATTTGTTCGCGAAGGTGATTTTATTTTGTATGGTGATTTTTTCTATGAAGTGCTGACTTTAAATGAAGAGACACAGTTATTTGGACAAGCAGACCAGAGATTTGAAATTTCTGCTAAATGCGTAAGAGCTAGAAAGGGGTTATTCGATGCCACCTGATATTAAAGATATTGATTACAAGTATACTAAAGTAGATGATCCATCTGTCATTGAAGAGCAGGTGTTTCTACCGTCGACTTTAGAAAATATTGATTACGCTATATATGATTTTTTTCAAGATTTAAATATTAGCACAACAACAAACGAAGGGTTCAAGCCTGTTCCTTTGTCATGGGTCGGCGCCGAACGTGCTTATAATAGAAAGGATAGAAACTGGACTGATGACGAAAGTTTTATTATGAAAAGTGATCTACAAGGCGCCGTGATTTATCCTGCAATTACAATCGAGAGAAAGGGTATCATAAAAGATCGTACTAAAAGAGGGGGCTTGTATTCTCCTTTAGATCGAGCAAGACAGATAGGAAAATCTGACATTGTTATAGCAAGAAGAATAGTTCAAGATGACACAAACAGATTTGCTACTGCGGATGCTTTTAGAAAAAGCAAAAATGCAAAAGATAAAAATTTCAAGAGAAAAAATAAAAAAGTAGTATACGAAACAATTACTATGCCTGTGCCCACATATATAGAAATCACTTACGAGATCGAGTGTTTTACTGAATATCAGCAGCAAATGAATGATATTAACAGCTACTTAATCGATGCTACAAACAATTCAAATTACTTTTCTGTGAGTAGAAATAATCACTCATATGAATGCTTTCTTGATTCTTCTATAACAGTTGACAACACTATTAGCGATTTAGGAGAGGATGAGAGAACTTTTCATACTGCCCTGGTAATAAAAACTCTAGGCTATATCAATGGCGCTGGCCCTAACGAAAGTCTTCCAAAGATAACAAAAACTCAAAATGTAGTCGAGGTTAAGATTGGACGTGAGCGCGTTGTTTTAAATATAGATAATGATACGACTGACGATAGTTTTTATAAATCTTAATGATTTTACCTTTTGAAGATTTATTTACTATTTATTATAGCAATCTTACATAATTAAATTGTAAAAGGAGATTATATAATGTCAGCAGATAAGTATCGCTTTGTGTCCCCCGGAGTTTTTATTACCGAGGTCGACCAATCACAAGTTACCACACCGGGCTCAAATGATGATGGCCCAATAATTATTGGACGTTCTGCCCAAGGGCCGGCCTATAAACCAACTCGCGTAGAATCCTACAGTCAATTTGTACAGACTTTTGGCGATACGGTTGCCGGCGGTCAAGCAGGTGATGTTTGGAGATCTGGAAACTTCACTACTCCAATGTATGCAACATACGCAGCTAAAGCTTATCTAGCAAATAATAGTCCCGTTACATTTATGCGCCTTCTTGGTGCCCAAGACACAAATGCTAGCCAAACAGATCCTGCAGCTGGCGCCGCAGGCTGGGGCATTGGAGATCTTTCTTCCGCTGGACAAAACGGCGCCTATGGCTTGTTTGTTCTACCTGACGTTGCTGAAACAGCGGCAACTGCAAATATAACGATTAATAACAGAGCGTTGATTCGTGAAGCTGATGTTATTTCCGTAACTGCCTCTAATGGTAGAATACAGGTGCTTACTGTTGATTTAGGCTTGTCTTCTTCTGCTGCTACTGAAGGAAAAATCGGTACTCAAAACACAGGATCCAATGATCAGTCAGTGCAAGAAGCTTTTATTAACTCAATCAATAGATTTAGCTCTACTTATCGCTTTAGCGCTGCTTCTAGTTCTGTAGTTGGGGTACCAGCAATCAAAATTACACAAACTATTGCTGGTACAGCCGGCAACAAAAAAATTACAGTGGCTGGCTCGAACAAGCTTCAAGGTATGACCGGCTCTGCTTTTACCGGCGGCGCATCCCCAGCAAGCACCGGCTCGCTCGCAGCTATTTTCTACTGCACTGGCGCCGCTCCTGTATTAAGTGGATCGTCCACAACTGGATTAGCCACCACAGCAAACAATGCTTTGTTAGCACAGGCTGCATCAGGTCCGGAATTCAAAATTCTTATTTCTGGATCGAATTCCAAAGCCCAGACCAAGACATTTAATTTTGATACTAGCAGCCCAAGATTTATTCGCAAAGTTTTTAATACGAGCCCGGTAAAAACAAATGATTACACGCAATTATCAACTTCTCGTGAAGGGTACTGGTTGGGCGAGACATATGAAAAAGCTGTAAGCGCTTTAGGCTCCGGTAACGCACAAGCAATAATTCTAGGCTTAAACTCTGGATCAACTAACTTGGGTGATTTCTATGGTTTGGCCGGCGACGGAGGCCCAACAGCTGCAGCAACTGGTTGGTTCCATTCGCAGGACACAAATACTCCAGCGAGCAGCTTTACACTCTCTGGCTCAACAGCTGCATTATTTAAACTCCATGGATTGACTTCTAATGGATCCGAGACACAGAATCGAGTCAAGGTTACGATTAGAGATATTCGTTTCCCAACGGCGCAAGAACAAAGCGTTGATCCGTATCCAAGCTTTACAGTTCAGTTAAGAAGCATCAGAGATACTGATTTATTACCTGTGGTACTTGAGACTTTCTCAAATTGTAATTTGAATCCAAATTCTCAAAATTACATTGGACGTTTAATTGGTGACAAATATGAGAAGTATAATACCACCACACAACGTCTAGACGAGTACGGAGATTATGACAATATGTCTAAGTACGTTCGCGTCGAAGTTGATAATGACGTCGCCGCAGGCGCCGCTGAGCCCTCATTGGCTCCGTTTGGTGTTCTTGGGCCACTTAGGTTTAAATCACAGGTAATTACCAGTGGTAGTGCTCTCGCAACAGATAATTCATCAGTTATTACGGGATCAGCTATTTATGGACAAGTTGATACCCTCAACAAGACTTTAATGCCAGAATATAACGGTACTTTGACCTTGAACTTCCCATCAATATCGCTAATTGTTTCATCAAGCGACATGGGCTTCTCAAAACACCGCGATGCCTACTTTGGTGTTAATCTTTTGACGGCTGGCTCAACAAATAGATTTGATGATAGCACAATTGATCTCTTGCGCGCCAAGCCAAGAGCATTTAGCAGCTTTGTTAACGGAAATGCAACAACGCACCAGTATGCATTTAGTCTAGATAATATTAAAGTTTCCGGCCAAGTTGGAAACAGTATTACTGAGGGGTCCACTGCTCACCATCAAGCTGGATCGAGAGCGGATGGTACTTCTTACACAGCGGTAAGCGGCGCCGCCTCGCTTGTTAACGATCGTAGAATTAACAAGTTCACAACAGTTATGTTTGGTGGCCTCGACGGCTTTGATGTAAGAGAAGGCGATCCTTTGCGTAATACTGTTCTGGATGGAACAAACGCAGTGCAGGGCACGACAGACCTAACAAATTATGCTAGAGCTTCTGTTAATAGGGCGATTAATATTATCTCAGATGCAGAGACAACTCAATATGATTTGGCTGCAATTCCAGGCGTTACGGTACCAGCTCTTACAGATAAATTGATTGAAAAATGTGAAGAGCGTGGTGATGCATTGGCAATTATTGATGTTGAGCATGATTACAAGCCTATTCACGAGGGCCTTCCCGGAACATATCCAATATTACCAAATATTGATAGCGCCGTTAGCTCAATGCGCAGTAGGACTACAAATTCTAGTTATGGATGTGCATTCTACCCATTTGTGCAGACACGCGATGTGCCTTCTGGCCAGATGCTTTACATTCCCGCTTCTGTTATCGGTATGGGTACTCTAGGATCCTCAGCCGCAACATCAGAGCTTTGGTTCGCACCAGCAGGATTCAACCGTGGCGGCCTTTCCCAGGGCGCTGGTGGACTTGCTGTAACGAATGTAAGAACAAAGCTTACATCACAGCAGAGAGACGATCTCTACGATGTTCGCATTAACCCAATTGCCTCGTTCCCGACTGAGGGTATCGTGGTCTTCGGACAGAAAACTCTACAATTGCAGCGTTCTGCTTTAGATAGAATTAACGTCCGTCGCTTAATGATCTTCCTTAAGAAGAAGATTTCTCAGATTGCCAACACAATTCTGTTTGACCAGAATGTGCAGACAACTTGGGATCGATTTGTGGGTGAGGCGACACCACTGCTAGAAGATGTACAGTCTAGATTTGGTCTGGAAGATTTCAGATTAATTTTGGATGATACAACAACAACACCCGATTTGAGAGACAGAAACGTGCTATACGCGAAAGTGTTTTTGAAGCCAGCTAAAGCAATTGAATTTATTGCGATTGACTTCTTTATTACTAATAGTGGTGCTAGTTTCGAAGATTAAAATAAATTAACAACTAATTACAAATGATGTATAATCATACAGGAGACAAGACAAATGCCATCGAATTTTTGGAATAATCCAACTGTAGAGCCGAAAAGAGCTTTTAGATTTTTACTTTCAATTTCTACCTTCGCGGAAGGAAATTGGCTAGTTAAGACAGCAGATAGACCTAAAGCTAGTGTATCCTCTGTACCACACCAGTACTTAAACCATACTTTTAACTATCCCGGTCGTTTAGTTTGGAATCCTGTTTCCATTACGATGGTTGACCCCGGCGATTCTTTTGTTGATACAACAAAAACTGTTAGAGATTTTTACGAGATTGCTGGATATAGAAATCCTGCTGCTGGTGATGGCCAACAAAGAGCTGCTTCTGCTTTAATTAAGCAAAAAGCAACAGGTGGCTCTTTGGGCAAAGTCTTTATTAGAACTTTAAATTCATCTGCCGGCACAGGCGCAACCGATCTTGGTGCTTCGACTTATCAAGACGAATGGACTCTGCATAATGCTTTTGTCCAGGGTGATATTGATTTCGGATCTTTAGATTACGGCAGCGAAGAGTTGTTAACTATCACTTTCAGTCTCCAGTACGACTGGGCAACTCTTGATAAGGCCGGCACGTCTGGTCACAAAGATAGAAAAAAATAACTTAATGAGGATTAAATGACAACTAGAGATAATAGCGCTCGCTTTGCAGCGCCAACTCCAAATGTCCAACCTGAGCCTGAAGAAGAAAACCAAAATGCAGCTTCCGTTCCTGGAGGTCTGCATTTTGTTGCTCCAACTGAACTAGTTGAGCTTCCCTCTAAGGGTCTTCTTTATCCGGAAGGACATCCACTTCACAACCAAGAAGAAATTGAAATTAAATTAATGACAGCCAAAGAAGAAGATATTTTGGTTAACAAATCACTTTTGAAAAAAGGTGTTGCGTTGGACAGAATGTTACAGGCAATTATTGTCAACAAGAGAATTAAATTAGATGATCTTTTGGTGAGTGACAAAAATGCAATTATAATCGCGGCTAGAGTTTCAGCGTATGGTGCTGACTATAAAGCTAGTGTGAATTGTCCAAGCTGTGGATTAGCTAGTAATTATGAGTTTGATTTAGAAGACAAAGAATTGAAATACCTTTACGAACATAATAGAGAAGATGTTCGTACCGCTGAAAGTGGTAATTTCTTAGTTACCCTTCCGAAAACCAATGTAGAGGTGGAGTTTAGGCTTCTGCTAGGCAGAGATGAGAAGAGGCTCTTAGAGTCCAATAAGAAGAACAAGGGTGTTATTCCGCTGACACAGCAATTCAAAACATTCATTGTTTCAGCTAATGGATCTCCTGACAGAGAACTCATTTCACGTTTTGTCGATGTTATGCCGGCATATGATTCTAAGTTTCTAAGACTTGCATATGCAGATGTACTTCCAGCTGTTAATTTAGAACAGTATTTTGAATGTTCCGAGTGTGACCATTCCCAAGAGATGGAGGTGCCCTTTACTGTGGAATTTTTTTGGCCTAGATCATAACTACCAGAAAGCAGTATACGAACAAGCCTTCGCCTTAAAATATCACGGTAATTGGAGCTTTATTGAAGTCTATAGTTTACCTGTTGGTCTTCGAAACTGGTTCATTGAGAGGCTAAAACAGCAAAAAGAATTCGAAGAAGAAGAAATGGAAAAAGCCAAGAAGGGGCGGTAAACTAGCTAAATCTTGGTGGTCTTTTATTTTCATTGCTATACTATTTACTAGTATCTAGAGGATGTAACTATGGAACCTATTGTAATTGACTTAGAAGAGTATAAAATTCTAAAAGAAATGACTTATCGTGCTTTCGGAATGAAAATGAAAAATATTCTAGGGGCAATGTTTGGCAACCAGAAAGCTTCGTTGACTGTCAAAGGTTCAAAGAGAGAAGTAGATAGTTTTTTGACCGCTCTTGCTAGCGAAAAAAAATATATGACTGCTTATCTTGCTCATGGCTTAAGCGATCCTCGTACTCTTAGCAATAAGGCTAAACTAAGCAATTCTGTTAAGAAATTCGAAAGAGAAACCGGCATTAAATGGCCTTTTAAATAGAGGGTTAATGAATGGCAGAAACAACAGAAGAAATTCTAGCTAAAAATGAAGCGTTAGCAAAACTAGTTGCAACTCGCGAGAAAGATCTAGAAATATTAAAGAAACTAGATGCGATAGGCAAAAGCCGCACAACAGCTTTGCAAAGAGAAGTAGAATTTTACGCTGAACAGACTAAACTCTATAGAGAAAGCGCCGTCGCCGTTCAGGCTCTTGTCGAAGCAGAAAAACAAATGCTTGAAGCTTCAAATGGTGTTCTTCAAGAAGAGGAACTTCGAGTAAACATACAAGAGAAATTAAAGTCTCAGCTAGCAGAACTCACAAGTAAGACTACAGAGCAAACCAAAGCAGAAAAAGAAAAAATAGCTCAGCTGCATCTTTCAATTGAAGCACTTGCTGACACGTCAGCCAGCGTTGATGATGTTGTTGATGGATTAGGCAGATTGGGTGATGGCTCTTCCCACTTATATAAAGCCAAGGACGCTGCAGATAAGCTTGGTGATCAGTTCAATGAAACCGCAAGCAATCTATTAAGCATCAACAATAATTGGAATGAAGGTAGCTTGACTGGCCGA